AATTCTTCGCCGTGTCGCTCGGCCTGTTCTTCTTCCTGGCGCGGTTCCTCACGGTCGAGCACTGGGACGACCGCGACCTCGCACGGGAGATCTGATGCCGCTCTGGGAATACATCGTCTCGCTCGCGACGGCACTCGGTGTCGGCACGATCGTTCCCAAGATATTCGACAAGCTGGCCGCGAACATGACCGAGCGAGGGCAGCGCCGCAGGAAGGACGCGGAGCGCCTCGCGCAGCTCGTGGACGAAGCGAAGCGCGAGCGAGACGAAGCGATCGCGCACCGCGACGTTGAAGCGTCCCGTCGTCGCCGCCTCGAGGAACATGCGTCGCGGCTGCGCCGAATCCTCGCGGAAGCACCGTGCGTCGACTTCGACACGATCCCGCCCTGGCCTGGAGGCACGGGGCCAACACCTACGCAAGGAGACTACAAGTGACCTCTACCCCGAACCTCGGCGCTGTGATTCAGTCGCCCACCGCCCGCCGTTGGATTTACGGCGTCTACATCATCGCTGTGTTCATCATCGGATGTGTTCAGGTCGGCTTCGCTGCGGTGGATGCTGGCCAGCCTGACTGGCTGACGGTCGCTCTCGCGGTCGCCGCGTACGCGGGTGTCCCTGTTGGCGCGCTCGCCGCAGCGAACACGTCAACCTCTACCGGCAAGCACACCGAATAACCTTCATCCCCAACGATTGAAGCCCCCACCTTCACGCTGAGCGCGTGCGGGTGGGGGCGCTTTCGTCGTTTCCGGGCTACGACCGCACCCAGGCGATGACTTCACCCTCGCCAAGCTCGACCAGCCCACGCGCCTCCTCAAGCGTCGACGCCGCGATCTCGACCTCGCGCGGCGCATCCACCTCCGGTCGATCGCCGAGCGCGTCACGCTCCGTCTCCGAGAGAGCAGCAGCAGTATTGACGGTCTTGATCATCACGTGCATGGCATTGAGCTTAGGCCGCGGGCAGCCTTGCAACGGAGGGAATAATATTCCCAACTCACTTGAATCGGGCATATTATTCCCTCGCTTGCAAGAGTGTCGGCGGCGGGAGCTACCCTCTGCGCATGAGCAAGCAGCATCTAGAGGGTGCCGACGCGATCGTCGCCGCGATCGAGGCGCAGGCGCGCCAATCCCATCCGCTCGCCGAGACGATCCACCCAGGTCAGGTGTGGCGCGTGCACGGCCACAGCACCGCGACGATCGGCTGGGTGCGGTACCTCGTGCCAGAGCGTGGCACCGGGCCCGCCTATCACGCCTACGCTGACCGGCGTGAGGATGGTGTACGGCCGTGGCTCAAGAGCTTCGCGACACTCGACTCAGCCGTGGCATGGGTCTACCAGCACCGCGGGGAGCTCAGCTGAGATCGTCCACGATGCTCTCGATCGTGCCCTGACGTCCGCGGAACTCGATCACATCCGGCAACTCGGCATACTCGTGCAGCACCGCCACGCAGGCATTCACGGCCTCAAGCTGACGGTCCGCAGGCACCTGCTCAATGAGAGCACCGAGCACGTCCAGGGCTTCCTCAAGATCCATGCGGGGGAGTCTACGCGGCGTAGTTTCGTGCCCACTTTTTGCCCACATTTTGCCCACGAAACTCACGCTTTGCCCACATTTGCCCACACTTTCCACCGCTCTCAGCATCCCGCCACATCCACCGCACCCCGCCGACTTACCAGGTAAACACTGGGCACGCGGCGAAAACACGGCGGAGACAACAACCTCGGCACGCGGGTTCGATTCCCGTCATCCCCTCGCAGTACATCGCCCCGCCTTGCCAGTAGAACACTGGGGAGGCGGGGCGTTTCTCGTTTCCCCACTAGCCTTCTGCCCACATTTTGCCCACACTTTCGGACAGTGCCGACGCGACCGCATCAAGATCCGTGTCGAAAAGATCCGCATACACATCGAGCGTCACCGCGGCCGAAGCATGCCCGAGCATCCGCTGAACCGCCTTCACGTTCGCGCCAGACTGCACCGCGAGCGACGCCGCAGTATGCCGCAGATCGTGCGGAGTCACACGAGGGAACCGCTTATCTGTGGCGCGGCAGCGGTTCACCGCACCCGCAAACCAGCCATGGTCAGCATTGGGGCGCTTCACCCGGTCGCCGTCGACCTGCCAGACCGGCACTCCCGGCATCGCCCGCGGCACGAGCTTGAGGATGAAGTCAGGGATGGGGACTTCTCTGGACTCCCACGTCTTCACGGCCTCGGTGATCCACTCGCCTCCGCGGTACGTCATTGACTTCGTGACGAGGATTCGCCGGCGCCGCCAGTCAATGTCATCCCCGTCGAGCGCGACCGCCTCGCCCCAGCGCAGGCCGGTGAGTGCGAGGAATCGGACGAGCGCGCCGTACCGAGACTCGCGCGCGAGGGCATCGACCTGCGCTGCGGTTAGGTAGGCGTGGCGCCCTTTCTGTTTGCGGGGGAGCTCTACGGTCGCATCGCGGGCAGGGTTCGAGCGGATGAGCTTGTCACTCACCGCGAGGTCGAGGATGCCGGCGAGCACGCCACGAGCCCGGTGCACGACGGTGGGGGACTTGTCGATGCTGTTTGCCCACTCGTGGACCTCGGACGGCAGGATGCCACCGATCGGGGTGGCCGACCAGTAGGGCTGAACGTGGATGCGCCACGCCGATTCGAGGTCGCGTTGATAGCTCGCCTTCTTCTTGCTCTTGAGCGCGAGCCAACGTTCAGCGAGCGAGCCGACGGTGACCTTGCCCTTCGCTGGGTCGATGTAGTCGCCGGTGAGTTTGGCGACCTCGACGGTCGCGGCGAACGCCTCGGCGTCCTTCTTGCGAGCGAACCCGCGCTTGTCGGTCTGCGCGCCGTCAGGCTTGCGGTAGCGCACACGGTAGCGAGGGCCAGCGTTGGTCTCGTACTTCGTGATCGTCGCCATGATTTTTCTTTCATTCGGTGCCGCGCCACAGTAAGTCAGCGCGCCGGTAATTTGAAGCGGAGGAAAGCCACACGCGCAGCATGTGAGGAGTGACGGCGAGTTCGTCACACCACCGCTCTGGGTGGTCTGGATGGCTACGGGCGCACGCGACGACAAGTTCGGCGGTGATCAGCATGTCGGCTGCCCATCGATCAGCACGGGCCTCGCTCTTGCGAGTGGTGGTGGTGTCGCCGTAGTGGTGGTGCCCGAGCTCGTGCGCGAGTGCGCTTCGCCTGGACATGTAGGTGATGCCTCTACGAACGACGATGAGGTCGTGGCGATGGTAGTAGCGGCCCATCTCGGGGATATCTGCTTCGACCACCTCGAGTGCGTGCTCTGCAGCGTGCAAGTCTGGGTCCCACATGGGACAGATCATGCGCTGAGCCTGCGACATATCAGTCTTTGTCGAGTTCGTCCTCGCTCTCGTCATTGCCTGCGACATATCCGAGTTCGGGGATTTCCCTTGGCGCGGTGAACCGTGAACCGAATCGGTCGTCCGCATCGATGACGTTGCCCGGCGCGTCGGTCTCGATGTGCTTTTCGAGTTGCTTGACACGGATGTTGATTTCGTTGAGGAGTTGCTCGGTCGTAAACGAAGACAATGCTGAGCGTCGGTCATTCGTCTCCCGGAGATTCATGTCCCAGACCTCGGCGTCGTAAGCCTCCTGTGCTTCCCAGTTCGCCGGCATGTCGATGAGATCGGAGGACTCGCTGCCCTCTTCCTGGGCGAGCAACCAGGCTTGCCGGTCGCGCATGTCTTGTTTCCACTCATCAAAGTTCGGGATGTCGAGATCGTCCGGGAAGTTCGAGATGAAGTGCGAGTACCTGAGTTCGTCGCCAAGCGCGCGTTCGATCTTGCGTGTGCTGCGGCTCGGCACACCGGTCGTTTCCCAGTTGACGATCGTGCGGACGCTGACTCCTACGGCGTCCGCTAGATCTTGCTGCGTCCACCCTTTGAGCGCGCGTGCGTCTTTGAGGACTGTCCAATCAATGTTCACAAATGGCAGTTTAGGCAAGAACTGAAGAATCACACAAGGCGTGTTGCCCGAAACTTCGGGAAAGTCAGGAAAGTTTTGTTGCCTAAGTTGCTTAACTTGCGTATGTTGCCTACTCTTGCCTTATGGCAGCAACCAGGAAACTCAACGGCACAGCAGTCCGGGTAATCCGTGAACTGCTTGGCGTCCGAAACGGAGACCTTGCTCTCCGGATCCAAGTCACACCATCCACTGTGACTCACATTGAACGTGCAGATCGGCAAGTTTCGGCAGAAACGCAGCGTCGACTCGCTGACGCACTCGGTGTCCCTCTCGAAGCGATTACATACCCGACTGAACCGGCCCTCGAGCAGGTCAGCATCGCCGCGTAGTCGCGGCCCCATCCTCTTCCTGCCCTACTCAGCGGCAGGGACACCGGAGCCTCTAGCGCTCCCTGACTCTCGCCCGTCCACTTACGGCGGCGCGATCGAGCCTTTGAGAACTCAATAGCGGAAATCGCTCCCGGTGTGGAGAGAGATACGGGCACCCCTTCGACGTGGCTACGGGGGAGCCCACACTACGCGCGGCGTCAGGCCACGGTTCTCGGACGCGCGTAAGGCACCGGCCCCACACAAGGGAGCGAACACCAAACAAGAAACGGCCCCGGCGCAGTTGCACCTGCGGATGCCGGGGCCTTACGAGATCAGGAGGTCTCGATGATCAGTGTAGATGACTACCAGCGGGGAGTGCGAGAAGATCTCGCCCCCATCAAGCTCCCCGCACATCCTTTAGCCGACCGGTTCCCGATGCTGCCCGCCGACGAGCTGCAGCGCCTCGCAGATGACATTCGTGAGAACGGCCAGCGGCACCCCGTCATCGTCGATGACGAAGGCCTCATCCTGGACGGCCGCAACCGCGCCGCCGCATGCAAGATGATCGGCGTTGAGCCGACCACCGCGTTGTACGAAGGCGACGATCCGGCGGCGTTCGTGCTCTCGCAGAACGTCGCTCGGCGTCACATGACGACCGGGCAGCAGGCGATGAGCACGGCGCTCGTGCTCGCAGATTCCGGCAAGCGCGAGAACGGCCGTTGGAAGCGCGGCGCAATCCCTAATCAGGAATCCCTGAATAGCGATTGGAAGAACAAGCTCACTCAGGCGGGGCAGATTCTCGACTCTGCCCCGCACCTCGCGGAAAAGGTCATCGACGGAGATCTCGCCCTTGACGCCGCGGTGAAAGAGGCCGAACGCATCCGAGAGTCGGAGCGACAGCAGCTCGAAGAGCAGCAGCGCATGGAGGCCGAGGAAGCCGACCGGCTCACGCACCTGCAAGAGGCCGCGCCCGAGTACGCCGCCGCGATCGGTTCCACCTACCGCACGGCACGTCAAGCCTTCGCCGCGTGGGAAGACGACAACCGGCGCGAAGCCGCACGCCTACGACAGGAACGGCGCGAAGCCGAACAGACAGCGAAGGCCGAGTGGGAGTCGAACCGCGACCTCTACGACGACGTCGCCTCGAGCCTGTCGAGCCTCGCCCGCTACGGCGACACCGACATTGACGAGTTCATGAAGGCCTACGAACCGTCAATGCTCACCCCGAACATTCAGCGGCGGTTCAACGCCGAAGTGATGCGCGCAGCAGCGAAGGCTGCGACCGCATTCGCGGTCTGGAAGGAACAGAACTGATGCAGGTCGAAGACTATTACTCGAAGTTCATCATCGAGTCCTATGACGCCGTGGTTGGCGAGCATGGCGACGACCCGACGGTCGTGGCGGAGGTGTTCGGTGACGTCGAGGCTCGTGTGAGTCGCGCAATCATGAGCGGCGAGATTGCGCCGATCGAGTTGACGCAGCGTGACGCGATCTTGCTGCGCATGCAGCTCGTCTTGCCGAAGGAGCGCAAGCGTCGGCGGAGCAGCTTCCCGAAGGACCTCGAATACCTCGGCGACGCGATCGCGAATCCGCTCGAGGCCGCGAACATGGACGCGATTCTGTCGCGGGCGATGCCGCTGGGCGACGGCACCGACAAGGTGCTCGCGTTCTGGAACGGCCGCGACTACGAGCGTGCCGTGAAGGTGCGCTACCGCAACGCGGCCGACGCTACGGCGAAGGCGGCGCAGTTCGACAACCTCACGATGCCGATTCTCGATGCCCTCGACTCACGTCACGCGCACACGACTCGTGACCTGTTCTGGAAGGACGCTGCCTGATGTTGAGCGATCGCGTGAAAGAGACCTGCATGAAGGCCGTCGAGCACCTCGAGTTCTCAATCGACCAGATCAGCGGGTCCATGTGCGACACCTCGCACGAGGATGCCCTGGAAGTGCTCGACCTCGTGGTCGAGGCGCTGCGGGAGTTGCACGGCGAGACGAACGACCCGATGCGGTATGAGGACGGCACTCCGGTTGCGCAGCGCGTCCGAGTCGCGGAGGGCGTGTCTGGCACCTACTACCACCGCCACGACGGCGACTTCGACGAGTGGCTGGCAAAGTTCCGTCCCAACCTGCAGGCGGTGAAGTGATGCCTGACTGCTGGTTGACACCTGCGATGGTCGCGGACTCGTACCGGCTCCCTGTCCCCACGTTGAAGGAGATGCGCGCTCGTCGCGCGAATGACCGTGCGGGGGAGAAGGGACCGGTGTTTTACAAGATCGGGCGGGCTGTCCGGTACCGGGCCTCTGATGTTGAGGCATGGCTGAACGAAAAGAAGGTGGCCTGATGACTGTTCAGGAGCTGCGGGCTCGTGGCCGGAGTGTGGCCGTGCGCTTGATCGCGAGGAAGGGCAAGTACGGGGCGCGGCCGATCTTCGTGTCGGTCGACCTCGGTGACCTCGGTGAGGCGCGTCGTGATTTCAAACCGTCGGAGGCGCTCGAGTTCGTGCAGACGTTGGATGCGGCGCTTGAGGGCGAGACGGATCCGGTGACGTTCTCGCTGCCTGGCCTGTCGTGGGCGGTGCAGGTGACGGCGCCGGCGGCGTCGGTGCGGGCGTTCGCAGAGCAGATCGCCGACCTCTGCGACGAGTTGGAGGCCGTCTCGTGACCGTGCTGGACGTGATTTGTCTCGACGGTGACTGGCCGGAGCTCGGGCCGATCTCGGGTGATGGTCTCGCCCGTCACCACCACATGGAGCCGGTCGACTACCCGCTTCTGTGGAGCCTGCCGGGGGTGACCGCCTGATGTTTGAGCGATTGAAAGCGTTCGTGGAGTACCTCGCGGCGCAGCGTGACGAAGCGCTGGATGACGAGAACGGAGAAACCAATGAATGACCTCAGCCGTGCGCAGCTCGCACAGTTTCAGCCGCAGGATTTGCGCGATGGTCACGCGGTCCTCGCGCTCATCGGCGTCATCGGGCTCACCCAAACCCCCTCGAATCTCGTCTGCTCAGGCATGGCCATGAGCCTGCCGCTCTACCTCGCATTGCGGGCATGGCGGAAGGAGACGCGATGACCTGCCCGCCCGAGCATCGGCATGGCGAAACCGCGCACTGCTACCAGGCGCATTCGTGCAGGTGTGAGCGTTGCGTGGATGCGTACAGCGAGCGGCGCCGGGGCGTACAACCCACGAATGCGCTGCAGTCGAGCCGACGCCACGGCCTCTGCAATGTCTGCAAACGCGAGCCCGTCGAAGCGCCGCGCGTCACCTGCGAGGGCTGTGTCGCTTACATGATGGCGCTGCCGCGAACCCCGGAGGCGTTCGATTCCTGCCATCGCGGGCATCCGTGGACGCCGGAGAACACTCGCAAGGTTCGCGACGGTCGCGAGTGCCGCGAATGTTCCCGCATCCGCTCACGCGCGAGGAGCGCCCGTCTTAGAGCGATGAGGGAGAAAGCATGAACACGTTGACGTTCTTCGTCGCCGGCATGCCAGCACCTCAGGGCAGCAAAACGTATCTCGGGCATGGGCGGATGAAGGAATCCTCGGAGAAGGTGAAGCCGTGGCGTGCTGATGTGCGTCATGAGGCGCAGCGCGCGATGGACGACCAGCACTGGTCGACGTGGGAAGACGGGGACCAGCCGCTGTCGATCGACGTCACGTTTTGGATGCCTCGCCCGAAGTCGCATCCGAAGACGCGCCGCACTCTGCCCGACCGGATGCCTGACCTCGACAAGTTGCTGAGGTCAACGTTCGACGCGCTCAAGTCAGCCGGCGTGTGCGCCGATGATGCACGGTTCGTGCGCATCCTCGCCACGAAGCGCTACGTCCATCCTGCCGGTCTTCGGCATCCATCCGAGCCCGAAACGACCGGCGCTCGCATCCACATCAGACCAGAAAGCGTGTCATGAACGTCCTAGAAGAACTGGCGACTCGTGAGGTCGCGGATGAGTCGATCGACCGTGAAGCGTGGCTTGCGGCACGCCGTGAGGGTGTGACGGCAACGCAGGTTGCGAAGCTCGCGGCGTCGCCGGCGTACGCGCTCGAGCTGCGTCGAGAGAAGGCGACCGGCGTGCAGACCTTCACCGGGAACGCAGCGACGGAGTGGGGGAAGCTGCGCGAGCCGATCATCGCGGAATGGTATGCGGGGTCGGGGCTGGAGCCGACCTCGAAACTGTACCGGTCGAAGGAAGATCCGCGGTTCCTCGCGTCGCCGGACATGATCGGTGAGGACTTCTCCGAGCACCTGTTCCTGGGCGAAATCAAAACCTCGAAGCACAACCTCTCGCCCGAGGGTGAGCACTTCGCGCGAACGACGTACGCGGACCAGATGCAGTGGCAGATGTTCGTGACGGGCGCGACCTGGTGTTCGTTCATCTGGGAACAGCACGACGGCACCTGGGTCGAGCAGTTCGACGGCACGTTCGGTCCGACACCATTCGACCCGCGCACGGCGACGATCGAGCGCGACGACGACCGCATCGAGCACCTCGTTGGGGTTGCTGAACGGTTCCTGTCGGCCGATGCGGAGGCCGCTGGCGCGGAGGCGTGGATCGTCGAGTATCTCGACGCGAAGGAAGCGGAAGCCGCAGCGAAGGCGCGTGTCGAGGCTGCGGCGGATGCGTTCCGTGACCTGTTCGCGGACGGTGGCGCGGTCGAGACGCCCGCTGGCCGCGTGTCGGTGTCGATCCCGAAGCCAGTGAAGCGGTTCGACTCAACGAAGTTCAAGGCCGAGCACGGCGATCTGTACAAGCAATTTCAGGTGGAGGGCGAGCCGGGGAAGGCTCGCGTCACCGTGACAGGAGTGAAGTAATGGGCAAGTGGGATAAGGGGCCGCTCGACTACATCGATGTCGCGGCCCGCATCGTCGAATTCCGCGCGAAGCATCCCGAGGGGTCGCTGTCGAGCATCGCGCCAAATGGTGAAGTGCAGCGGCCGTTCCTAATGGAGATCGGCGGCGCAACATTCCTCGCCTACTGCGCATTCGCGTACCGGTCACCGGATGACCGCAACCCGGGCGTGGGATGGGCGTACGAGCCCGTACCCGGCAAGACGAACTTCACCCGCGACTCCGAGTTGCAAAACGCGGAGACGGCGGCGTGGGGCCGCGCGATGGTCGCCGCACTCGCCGTAGACACGAAGAAGGGCGTCGCATCGGCAGAGGAGGTTCGGAACCGGCAGACGGTCGGGAACGAACCGTCAGGGCAGCAGCCACGCGCGACGCCTGAGCAGTGGCTCGCGGTCACCGAGGGCATCGCGAAGGCGAAGGATCTCGACGCACTGAAGAAGGTGTGGGAGGCCGCGCAGGCGGGCGAATACTCACACAAGTGGGGCCCAGACGGTCGCTCGGTGTCGCAGGCCGTGAATGAGGCCAAGAAGGCGTTCGCGGGGGCTGTCCAGTGACCACGCAGGGACAGGTGCTCGCGGCCTGGGATAAGGCCGCGGACGACTTCAAGGACGCCTGCATGCGGGAGGCTCGCGCTGACGTGGCGTGGACGAAGTTCGCGGCGAAGCGTCGGATCGAGCTGCGCGCTGAGGCGGATCGTGTCGGACGAAAGGTGACGATCCCCGACCTCGAGGCGGAGATCGTGAACGACGACGCCGACGGCCTGCTGCTGGAGAAGGTGCTGTCGGCGGCGGTCGTGACGGGCCTGCGGAAGCGTCTCGATGTGTTCGAGGCGCAGGCGGGCGCGGCGCGTTCGGAGTTCGCTGCGGATCGTGCTCGCGAGAAGGCGTGGATGTCTTCTCCGTCTGTGCCGGAGGTGCGGTAATGGCGATCCCTACGAAGATCAGCGACCTCGTGCTTGAGCGTGACGGCTGGGCCTGTGTCATCGGCCTGCCGGGATGCTCGGGGCGGGCGCAGTACTGCGACCACCGCGCGAACCGCGGCATGGGGGGATCGAAAGCGCTCGATGTGCCGTCGAACCTCATCGCGACGTGCTTCACCTGCAACCACCTCAAAGAGGACTCGACCGGAGCGACCCGGCGCGAACTCGAGATCCGCGGTATCCGACTCCGCAACCGGGGCTGGCCGGAGGACACGATCGCGCACGCCGAAGCGACGCAGGTCGGCTACCCGGACGGGTCGTGGTGGCTGCTCGATCGGGCTGGTGGGCGGTCGGCAGCTTCGCCTCCGTCCACATAGCACCTGTGGATAGATGTGTGCAAGCAAACACGCTTCAAGTTGAGGTTGAAGGTTGTTTTGTCCAGGGGTGTGGGATCGCCACTTGCCAGTGTTTAGTAGGCCTGTTCGATTCGAGAACACATCGAGTGTTCGATTCATCCACAGGTCTATTCACAACGCATCGGTGCGTCGTCCACACAATTCCACAAATAATCCACAGGCGATATTCCCGGTATCTGCAGAGGCCGAAAGGTTCTGCATAGCCTAGGAATTACGCAAACGGCCCGGCAGGAATTGCAGTTCCGTACCGGGCCTAACCAAATATTCGGAAGGAACGAAATTGGCTACTGACGAGTTTACCCAGCGGCGCAGGCAGCAGCTCGCGCGCAAGTTCCTCGAGATCGCGCGTGACGAACTCGAGCAGAAGATCCACACACGCGACTACTACATCGAGCGGGCCGCGTTCTACGGCCTCGAGGTCGATGATATTGCGGAGCACATCGGCATGACCCAGGAGGAAGTGCTGGAGGTGCTGCAAGTCGGTGATGCCGCATGACTGGCTGGTCATCAGTGCCGAACTGGGTGATCCGGGATGCGCCTCTCGACAACGCTGAGAAGCTCCTCTACATCGCGCTGTTGAACCGTGCGAACGCTAAGGGTGAGTCGTGGCCGTCGCTCCCGACTCTCGCGTCCGACACGGGGTTGAGCGAGTCCACGGTGAAGCGGCGCTTGGCGAAGCTTGAGGACGCCGGGTTGCTCAGCCGCGTTCACCGTGCGAACGCCGATGGGAAGCAGATCAACAACCTCTACAAGGTGGCGGTGTGGAGCCCAAATCAGGGTGGTCACAGTGACCAGGGTGGGGTGGTCACAGTGACCGGGGGAGGTGGTCACAGTGACCTACGAAGTACTACCCAGAGAAGTACTACCCATAGGGGGCGCAAACCTGAAACGACTCTCCCGGATGGTTGGTCACCGAACGAGAAACATCGAGCGTATGCGAACGAGCAGCGACTGAACCTCGAGCATGAGGCAGGGCAGTTCGTCGCGTGGGTGCAGTCGAAGGACATGCGCTATCGCGATTGGGATGCGGCGTTCCGTACATGGTTGGGGAAGGCAAAAGCGTTCGGTCGTGCGATGCCGCCGCAGCAAGAGCGGAAGGTGATCACTGACTATGACGATTGATGCGGTCCGTGAGGCAGAGCTCGCGGTGCTCGGCGCGGTCGTCGGCACGCAGGGCAGGGCACTGGATGATGTTGCGCTTGAAGAGCGTGACTTCCTCCAGCCCTTGCACGGGGAACTGTTCGCGGCAGCTCGATCGATCTACAACGGCGGCGGGCATGTTGATGTGCTGACGCTCGCAGACGAGTTCCCTCGTGACGCTGCGTTCGTGCATTCGCTCACGGACCACACGCCGTTCGCGGCCGCGGTCGAGTACTACGCGCAGATCGTGTCGAAGCATGCGCTGCGGCGCCGGCTCGCAGCAGTCGGTACGGGGCTAGCGCACCTGGACGAGTCCCTCACCGAGGGTGAGCTGTCAGACGCTGCCGTGCGAATGGTGGATGACGCGGTGGGCGAGGGCAAAGCGCCAGTCAGGTTCGTGGGTGACTACCTGCCCGATGTCGTGGCGTCGCTGCAGTCCGAGGATGTGTTCGTTCGTTCCCCGTGGGAGTCGCTGGACAAGGTGATTGGTGGGTTTCGTCCTGGCGCGGTGTATGTCGTGGCGGCGCGTCCTGGTGTCGGTAAGACCGTGGTTGCGGGGCAGATCGCGGTGCAGCTCGCACAGCATGGGATGGTCGCGTTTTCCAGTCTGGAGATGACCGGGCAGGAACTGACGTCTCGGCTCATGTCGGAGCGGCTGAACATTCGGGTCGGCAGGATCAAGAATGCCCGGCTCCAGGCCGACGATTGGCAGCGCCTGGAATCTCACCGTGCTCGGCTCGAGGGCTTGAACATCGCGATCGATGACAGGTCGGGTGTTGGTCCTTCTGATGTGCGCGCGTTCGCACGCTCGGTGTCGAAGCGGGGGCAGCTGTCCGGTGTCGTGGTCGACTACCTACAGCTGATGACGGCGCCGGGAAAGCAAGACCGGCATGTTCAGGTTGCGGAGTTTTCGCGGCAGTTGAAGATTCTCGCGAAGGATTTGCAGGTGCCGGTGATTGCGCTATCGCAGTTGAACCGAAATTCGGAGCAGTCAGAGATGCGGGTGCCGCGATTGTCGGACTTGCGTGAGTCTGGCGCGATCGAGCAGGACGCGGATTGCGTCATGTTGTTGCGCCGTGAAGAGGGGCACACGTTCGAGACGATGTGGATTGACGTGGCAAAGAACCGCCACGGACGTACCGGCGAGATTGGTTTGCGCTGGGACGGGACGTATTCGCGGGCGGTTGATGATTTCCCGCCCGACCAATTTATGCACTAGGAGAAAGTAAATGTCGAAAGCAACGGTGATTGTCGAGGGGTACCTGTCGCAGGACCCTCGCGTGAATGTCACGCAGTCGGGCCGGAAGGTCGCGAATGTGACGGTGCCGCACACGCCGCAGCGGAAGAGCCAGTCGGGGCAGTGGGAGGACGCGGGCCCGACGACGTGGTTCGAGGCGACAGTGTGGGAAGACGCCGCCGAAGCCGTCGAGGGCCTGCGCAAGGGCGACAAGGTGCAACTCGTCGGGCAGCTGCAGGTGGAGACGTACGAGAAGCGCGATGGGTCGCAGGGTGTGAAGGCGGTCGTGAAGAACGGCACCGTCGGTCTCCTGGAACGCGGCAAGGGCGGCCAGGGCGGCTCGCAGGGCGGTTGGGCTACTCCCGGTGGTTCGAACAATTTCGGGCCGTCACGCGGACAGCAGACGCCGCAGGCGTGGGACGAGTCGGAGGTCCCGTTTTGACCGGCGCGGTTGCTCTGGGTTATGCCCCAGCGACACGGTCGCGTCCTGAACCGCGCCCTCGTTGCTGCGCGCAATGCCGCACCCCGTATGGGTGTGCGACGTCCGGGTGTGGCTGTCATCGGAGGAAGTCGTGATGGACGTGTGGGACCGCGCGGACGCAGCGAATGACCAGAGGTGGATCGATGACCGACTCCACGAAGAACAACTACGGAGGGAAACCGAGATGACAGAGAAGACGGTGACGGTAGTGCTGTCCGGTTGCGATGACGAGACGGAAGTCGAGGTGCCGGTGACTGGTGCGGAGTTCGAGTTCCTGAACAGGCTCTCGGGCATCGTGAACGCGGCCTCCGAGTATCAGTGCCAGCCAAAGCTACTCGTTGGTGTTCGCAGTGAGTGACCGTATCGACCATGCCGCGGAGGCGTGGGAGTTTCAGCAGGCGTCGCAGCTTGTGGCTGGGGACTCGATGGAGGCGGCGACGTTGGCGGTGCGCCACGCACACGTGCATGCCGTCCTGGCCCTCGTGGAGCAGACCCGGATCGCCAACCTCATCGCCCTGTCGCAGGCGGAGGACGGCAACGGATGGATCTCGGAGCAGGCTATTGCCTCCGTGTTCCGAGAGCACTGGAACGACGAGACCGGGCAAGGGCACTGCACGATTGCGCCGGAGGTTGCGGCAGCGCTCGGGATCAAGACAGGAGAAGACGATGAGTAAGCCGGTAGGACACATCCGGGGCAAGCTTCTGTTTCAGATCGAAGGCGGTGAGCCGATCGAGATGGGGACAGTGAGCCTGCCGCTGGTCGCGACCCGAGTGTCACCGCCGAAGTCAGGCGTGATGACGTTCGGTCTCGGCGTGGATTTGGAAGGCGTTTCCCGCGACATCGCCGCGATATTCGATTCGAACGAGGTGACCGGAGATGAGTAAGCATATTGATTTCCGCATCTACGACGATGCGTCCAAGGTGCAAATCAAGATGACCGAGCGTGACGTGTACGGCCGGATTAGGAGCCACCGTACTCGCCAGTTCACGGTCTCTCGTGTCGAGTTCGAGGCTGCGCTTGCAGCGGCGAGCATCGAGATGCCGTGGAAGGCGGTGACCGGCGATGAGTGAGCAGAGTGTGCGTGACCTGATCGCGGAGGCCATCTACAAGTCGGACATCGAGGGGCTCCAGGACTTTGCGGTTGAGTGGAGCGTGCTGGCTACGCAGTCTCCGAGCATCGCGAAGTCGCGATACAGGGAGGCTGACGCGGTGCTTGCGGTGCTCGCTGACCCGCCCTCCGACGTGATCGAGGCCGGGGCGCGGGCACTGGCCGAGCTTGAGCCGGGCGAGGCGTGGCCCTCGAACTATGAGCTCGGAGGTGGCCCGACTGGCACTCGCGACGACGAGTATCGCAGCGAGATGCTCGACCAGGCTCGAATGGTGCTCCAAGCCGTGTTTGCCGTGGCGCCGAATGTCTCTGAAAAGACCTCGAATCAGGGTAAAACCCCTGGTCAGTCCACGGCGCCGAATATCGGCGAAAAGGCTGTGTTCGGGGGCGACCGTGACTGAGTACACGCCGACTGTTGATGAGGCGCGCACGAAATACGCCACCGGGGCGACCTGGCAGCACCAAAGTTTCTCGACGGCGGCCGAAGAGTTCGACCGCATGATCGCGGGGGTGCGTGCTGATGAGCGTGAGCGTTGCGCGCAGATCGCGGAATCGTCCACTCGACCGTTGCCTGGTCATGGCAGTTTCGGTGCGGGTTCGCGTTCGCAGTGGTATGCGAACGGTGTCACGGATGCGGCGGCCCGGATCCGAGGTGCGTCATGACTCGGGCACGCAAGAACGGCAAGGGCGAAGAAGCTTTCGGGCATGTGTCGCGGGCACACGTCCGCCAGTTCGGCTTTCGGTGGCGCGCGTACCGGGCTGGAAGCCACCAGGGCATGTGGTTCGGTACGCATGCTGAGGCGCTCGCGTACGCACTCGGAGAGGACAAGAACGATGAGGCGTGATGACCTACAGATCGCAGTCGAGGAAGCGCGGCGGTTCCTGGCACGTGCGGAGCTGCTGCTGAGCGCAGACCGCGATCCTGCCTATCCGTGGCTGTACGGGGAGCAGGCGGCGTCCGTGAAGCGGGCGTCAATGGATTTGACGAAGGCGCTACCGAATCTCAGGAGGAACCGATGACGAAGAGCAGTGACGAACGTCTCGTGGAGTTGCGGGCGGAGGCTGGAAGCCGAGCGACTCAGTACGCGCACTCGCTGGCGTCGGGCGAGTCCCGAGACGACGGCGGTGAAGACGTGCTGGACATGTCGATGCTGTGGTCGGGGCTCGCGGCCGCGTTGGACGAGATGGCCCGGTGGCGTGGCATGGCTGAGAACGATGCCGCGGTCGAGGCTGCGGCGCGTGGTAGGCGTGAAGCCGATATGGCCCAGTACGGCCACGAAATCTCGTGGGACGGCATGTTAGAGCGTTTCCGTGAGGCGTACCGCCGTGAATGCCGTACGGTGCTTGCCGCTGCGGTCGAGACGATCAAGGAGCAGGGCGCGT